CTGCTCTTTTGAGTTCGAAACCAAACAGTTTGAGAATACTGTTGTCCTGTTCTGCCATTACCTATCCTGTTGTCAATAAAGGGGGTAGGGTTGTTGCCCTACCCCCACTACTTATACCTCTATTAAGAGGTCGTGCCTGATTCCCAGTATTGAACCGCGAACTCAACTGTGAACTCCTCAACGGTGTCTACTGTTTCGTAATTAAGGTCAATTGCACTGACATTAATTGGAAACGCACCACGGAAGTTATATGTTTTCAGAACTGTTTCATCTCTGTCCAGTTGCTCAACAACGAGGTCTGCTTGATAATCCACTGGATTGGTCAAACCTGTGTTTGCAGCATGAGAGTTGATACCATTCATCCAACGTTCCATAGAATTACGGATAGTGAAATCCGTGTCATTCAGGATAGTTGCAGTCCATGTTTCAAACGTGCGGTCTCCAGCGATTTTCAGCTGGCGACCACGGAATGGGACTTCAATAACATTCATTACTGATGCTGGCAACTGTGCAGCCTTACAGAGGAATGATGTCAGTTCGACATCACCACCCGCATAGCCTGGGAAGTTGACAGTGGCTTTGAAGAGATTAGGACGAGCGCCCCCACCTCTAAGTTTTGATTTGAAATCATCTACGCCTAAGATTGCCATTTTTTTCTACTCCCCTTATACCGTGCCTACAACTTCTTCAAACTCTACACCAGTTCTAACTGCGACAAAGTTCAGTGTCACATAGTTGATAGAACGGGCAGGCTTGATGAAGATGCTTGCGATGAATTCATTGCGGTCAACCACAGCAGGAGTGTTGTTCGTTTCGTCACAGACCACACGGAAGTCCGTGATACCACGGCGACCTTGAATCTCACGAAGGAACGGTTCAACGATGTTGACGAATTCTGCACGAGTAAACTCGTCATTGAATTCAAACATTACGTTGCGACCTGCAATTGCGATTGCACGCTCGATACCCAAGAAGAGACGGCGGACATTGATTCGGTCAAATGCACTTGGACGCGATTCGTTTGTCTTGTCACCGAAGAGCATGATGCCTTCGCCTGGGATGTTTGCGATTGGGTTGATACCAGCCTTGTAGAGAGTATCTCTCTCTGCTTTGGTTGGTGATACAATAATATCTGTGATACCAGCATACCTACCACGGCGTGAACCAGCAGGAGAGAACCACGGTGCAGCAACTAAGTCGGTAGCAGCCATGAGACCCGCAGTGCTTGATGCAGCAGGAATCTTGATGTATTTGTCATTATACTTGTCAAATACTTTCAGATAGTTATTGTCTTGAACCAAGTAAGATGACTTGGTGTATGTGTTGTTACAGGCCAATACAGCAGCATTAGTGCCTGTCGTAACAACCGCAGCACGAGATGGTGATGCGACTGCAACACAGTCCTTACGAGTTGTTCCAGCGATTGCTACGAGGTCGTTTACAACCGTTGTCGCTGTTCCGTCTGTCAAAGACTCAGGTGCAATCAGGAAGTCAACTTCGATGTTATCTACGTCTTCGAACTTATCGAATCCGCGAAGGACATCATCAGTTCCCAGAGAGCTTGAAGTCACACCCTCCTTAAATGACCATGTGCTTTCAACTGCACTATTATCTTGTCCAGTTGCAAAGTCTTCGCCAGATATTGTTGCTTGTGTGTCCCAGTTTGAACCATGAAAATCAACATTTTCCGAAGCAGCAACTCCAGTAACACCAGCAGTTGTTTCTGTTACAGTGATGGATGCACCACCTCTAGTATATGTAGGGGCAGTTGAAACTGCACCTTCAGATTTATAGGTTAGTATGAGGTCTGTGCCACTAGCACTTACTGTATAAAGTAGACCGCTGTAATCACTGTCGCCTTGAATAGCAGTAACCTGTCCAGCAACATCAGAGTATGTAGCGTTATCGACACTAACTGTTGTAGTTCCGTCTGTAAGTTGCAGAGTAAATGTTCCAGATTCTACTGTCGGTGCGCTGTAGATAGCGGCAACCCCGTTGATTGCATCGGTAACACCGTGCCATCCACCAGTTGCATATACCCATTGAGAACGCAGTTTCAGGACATCTTTATAATAGTTGGATGTTCCATCACTTGATTTTGCGTTTGAGGCAACTGACAAGAATGGGAAGGTTTCGAGAACCGTTCCAGCAGTCCCAGAGATGAGACCGTCTTCGTCAATCACAGCAACGTGAATCTCGTCATTCTTACCACCAAGAGCAGACACAAACGATGAAGTGCCTGGCGCACCATCAAAGTTTGATTTGTATGCCCATGCGTCGAAGTTGGTTGTCCCGCCAGTATCGGAGTCAGAACCCACGATAGAGATTTGGAGAGAGTTACCAATAGAGCCTGGATATTTGGCGATAAATGCACCGTCAGAACTGTCAAGTGACAATCCTTCAAATGCGTCGAGATTGTTGATGGTTTGTGCATTCAAACTACCCAAGTTTGAGTTATTAGCGAGAGCGTTGACTCCATCGGAGTCTTGTTCGCGAACAACGTAAAGAGCGTTAGAATATCTTAAAAAATATGCGGCAGAGTGGAAGTCTACCGTATTTGCATCGGTTGGTGCGGAGAATGTCGAAACAAGACCCGTTTCATCTGAGACGAGAGTTGCAACTCCAACTGGCCCCCAACCGAAGTTTCCCACAAATGCGCCAGTGGAAGTTTGAACGTTAGGCACTACGCCCGTCAGGTCAATTTCCTTAACTGTTACAGCTGGGGAAGCGGATGGTGTAAAAAGTGCCATAACCTTTTCCTTTTTTCAGTGTTATTAATATGTTTTCATAATACGGTAGTTATATCAATACCTTTATTTATAATAAAAAGTTTTTTGATATTACTCCCAGTCTGTGACACCAATACCCTCATATGAGTGCCAACCAACGTTTTTGATTGCTTCTTGTTGCGCTTCGTGTTCTTCATAGGCTGCGACACCATCGTCAATGAACCCTACAGGTGGAACATCGTCCTCAATCTCCTGCATTTTCTTCTCAAACATCATCTGTTTAAGATTGATATCCGTCATATCTGAGAAGTATTGGGTTGATACAAAGAATCCAAACATCACCAAATTCATCATCAAATCATCGTGGTTACCGTCAGATGCCTCATATGACTGTCCTCTCGACACGAATGTTGAGATTTCCATGATAGTTTGTTCGTCTAAGATATCAAGTTTCTTCTCTTCGAGGATATCCTTGATTGCAGAACAACCTAATCGTTTCACCTTTCTATTCATTTCAATACCAATACGGTCTGCTTTTACCGCAGATTCCATATGGACATTATCATATTCTAAGTCTTGATACAATCCGTTACAGACTAATGTGCCTTGGTCATTTGACTCAATAACGACATATGCCTCATTATAGACTTTCGCATACTTATATATAATGTTGGGAAAGAGAATTGGAGAAATAGTATTGTTGCGATACACGGCCACCTGTTTAAAAGGTCTAGTGCCAATGTCGATTACCGTAAAGGTTGAATAATCCTGACCTCTCCCTTTAGACACATCAACAGTCATGATATACTCACGACTCTTGGTAGGTTCTTCATAGACCAATAGGTCGCCACCTTCGAATACCTTTTTAGGTGGTTTTGCACGAAATGAAAGCAACGTCTCTGCGTTGATTAGGGTATCACCTGTTCCAAAAAAGGTGTTACCAAACTCTTGGTCAAACTGTAACTGAGAGGTGTTTGCAATTGTCTGTGCTTTCCATTCCTCATCACGGCCTGGCACATCATACCAGTTCACCGTGAACGGGATGAACTCATTAACTTTTTGAACTGCTCCCTCCCAGATTTTATGGAATGTATTGCCAATGCCGTTTGCAGTTGACGTAATGATGACCTTTGTCTCCTTACCAGCCGAGACCACTGGATAGGTTGAAGTATAAAACTCATTCGCTCTTTCCACGAAGGCAAACTCATCAAGGAATAGTAGATTAACTGACATACCACGAATGGAACTACCACTTGTAGCACTGGCAATAATGCGAGAGTTATTACTAAACTCAATAGAACCTTTGTTGAGTGCTTTACAGCCAGGTTGTAGGAAAAAGGGAAGATTTTCCAACATGAGAGTAACCCGTGCCAACATCTCACGAGCAACCGCCCCTTTGTTTGCGAGAATTGCAATCGTCTTTTCACTATGAAAACAAGCATACCATAGTAGGTAGCCAACAGAACTAATCGACTTACCCGATTGGCGACACGCAAGAACGATAGAAAACCTGTTATCATTAAAGTGCTTGAACATCTTCTCTTGATAAGGATACAAGTCGAAAGGGACTAGTCCTTCATCAAGTGAAATAACTTTTAGGTAAGTCTTACAGAAGTATACAGGGTCTTTGCCACACTTGACATATTCCTTGACTTCTTCTTCTGTGAATTGATGTTGAACACCATCTCGTTTGACATTGATATTGCCAAGATAAGATTCATTCTGTTTCGGATTCAGCATCAATCACCACTCCCGACTCCGATTTTATGAGCCGTTGTAGGTCAGTAGTAGTCCCTACAAAAAGATTGTTCGTGGTGTTACCTAATTGTTTAGGTTCATCCTTCTGGTTAATGTCTTTGTTTTTCTTATTCAAATCCATCAGTTTGTCGTTGATATCGGCAATGTTTTTCATCATACCCGATAAAACTTCAAACGCACGAGGATGCTCTGATTCACGAGCAACTTCAATCATTAGTTCTAAACTCTCTTCACCTTTAGCTAAAAGGTTATAATATGTATCACGAGAGTTATTATAATCGTCTTTTAAATTCTTTTCGTCTTCACTCATTAACTACCATCACTATCTAATATCGTTTCAACAAATCCATAGTCACTGTCAGCACTGACCGTATTCGGGTCGGGTGTAATCTTAATCTGTTCTATAAACACATCAGAGTCAGCAAGACCCGCGTCTTGATTATATAGGTTACCACGAACATCACGGATAACTTTACTACCAGTATCCAGTGGCCCGTGGAAGTTAATCTTCATCTCAAAATCAAGAGTGTAGATAATTGTTCTTCTGTCTCCAACCGCACCTTCGAAGTTGTCTTCCATAACCACACCCGTAAGTGTGACAGGGACATCCTCAACAAAAGATGGGATATCAGAGAAAGGTTTTACAGTGACCGTATATTGTGGCGTAAAGTATGGCAGGACTTGTTCTACAATCTGTAGGCCATCATCCTGCGTCTTTGCATATATGTTCAACTGAAATGTAATATTGTATGGTGTCGAGGTGTATAGTTTCTGTCTAGTTAGATAACTATTCTCGATTGCCTTAGATATATTGTTTACCTTTGGGAGTTGACGAGTTGCGTCATAGGTCATACTCGTAATCTCAAACGACATACGAGGCAGTTTCAATGCGACCCTACGTTCAGAATCCTCACCATTTACCATCTGTTCTAGTCGTGCAATAAAGTTTCTCTTCGGTGCGTAGGACAGAGGTGCTTTGACTGTAGAAATTGTCTCGCCTGCACTGTTCTTACGAAGAACATACAGGTTATTGAACAACGAACCGAATACCGATACCGCAGTTCTTACTCTCTTGTGATAAAACCAAGTTCCAAACATTATTCGATATCTCCAAATGGATTGGACTCAGAGAAGTCAAGGAAGTCAGACTCGAAACTATCAAAGATTGCGTTCTGTGCATCTTCCTGTATCTCTTGGAGTTGTTCTACCAATGTAGGTGTTGCAAGGCCGTTACTTGTTTGACCGACTACCACAGCACTTGTCGTGAACTCATGGAAATTACCATCAGTCGCACCCACATGCGCGAGTCTCAGTTCGTTACCTGAGTCACTCCAGAATGTAACCTCACCTTTCATATTATAATCTGTAAACTCTTGAATGACGGTTTCGCCGATAGTATATCCACCACCAGCCGAGTCCAGTGTCAGTTTATACTGGAATGCACCTTCAGCTTCAACCACATCAATACCTGTAATGTTCGTGTCAAAGTCTTCGTCACTGTATTCGAACAGTTCACAAGTCATACGAAATGTCGGTAATTGTTCTAATTGATAGAAAGGAGTTTCGGTCTCGACTCTCTCAATCTGAAAGATAGACTGAGACAATGGAAGATAAATCAGGTCACCCTCACGAGGACGGAAGTTCTTCTCTGTCAGTCTACTACCGATGAGTTGTTGCCATCTCTTTCTTGCAACAACAAATGTTGCTTGGTCACGGAGTTCTACACCGAACTTAGTGAACAGGTCACCCTCTCCACCAAACCCTTCGGCGTTCTCGATATACATCTCAACCTTGTAAGAGGAACTGAAACGCGAAGGAACATCGTCCAGAAATACGGTATCTTTGTTTACAATCTCGCGAGGGAGATAATAAACATCCTGTCCATACATCTGTAGGGCTTCGATGGTGATGTCCTCATACATGTTCTGTTCAGAACGGACACCGTATTTAAAATAACGGTTCGTAGCCATTTAATTATCCTACAAAGAAAGCTACAGGTGCATTATACTCATTGTATAGTTTCTCTTCAACTTTTTCAATTTCTTGTCTTGCTTCATCCATAATGCGTTGACCATTTAGTGTTACACCGCCAGGAAGTTGCATACCCTCAAACTTAATAAGATTTTGACC